AGCTCATCGCCGACGACTCGTACGCGGGCCGTCCAAGCAAGTTCGCCTGGAACTGGCCCGGACTCGGCACGTCCTGTGTTGCCAGCCCGCTCTTGAGCGTGTCGATCCACAGGCCGGCGCCGCCGGCGGTGTCGAACTGCCTGATGCGGTTCGCGATTCCTGCGTTCATCACGAACACGCCCCTGGGCCTGAACCTCGGCCCGAGGGATGCTGACCAGTTGTAGATGTCGGCGATCACGATCGCGTTCGTCGCCGCCGCCGTGAACACGGTCGTTGCGCCGGTGATCACACCGAACGGCTCGTTCGTGCCGTTCCCGAGCGTGAACTTCGTCGCCTCGAGCTCGTCCTTCGCATCAGCGAGCAAACCGCCCATCTCGCTGGCGAAGCTGGGCCAGTCCATGCCGATCTCGATCGAGAACGGAACGAACGCCCTTGCCTTCTCCGTGCTGATGGTTGGCTGTGCCAGCGTCGGAGCAGCGTCCGTCGCCGCTGTCGCCTCTGCGGCGTACGCGGCCGTGATGCCCGCCGAACTGACTCCGCGCCACTCGTCCACGCTGATGTTGATCACACGCGAAATGGAGCGGTACGGGTTGATCGCCAGGTTCGACGTGGGGATGATGGACGGGTCGAGCTCGAACGGAACCGCGAACCCGCCGGACGTTCCGGTCAGGGATGCGGCACGGCTGAACTCGAGCGCCCTTCCCTCCTCATGCGACAGGTAGGCGCCGCCGAGGTACTTCCCGAACGCCCGCTTGTACAACGGGCTGCCGGTGAGGAGCATGTGCCGCGACATGCGGCCCTCTTCGCCGTCGATGCGCTGCAACATGTCGTCGATGTGCTCCTGCACCTCTTCCGTCCGGTTCCTCGCTGACGGGAACTCGGCGTCCTCGAGCGCATACTTGGCACGCTCTTTGAACTCCTTGCCGGCGACGGCCGGGTCTCGGAAGTCATGCCGGATCTGATCGAGGTCGAAGATGTCCGCCTTCGGCCTTGCGATCTGCGGAGCCTCGATCTTCTCGGTTCGGGTGTTGTCCGAAGCGAGCCCTTCGATCCGTTCCCGGCGAGCCTCGAGCTCAATCCGGGTCTGGTACTCCTCGATCTGCTTGTTCAGGTTGTTCCAACGTTCCTTGCCGCTTTCGTCGAAGCGCTTGCCGGCGTTCTCAGCCTCGAGATCCTTCAGCTGCAACTCCTTCTCCGCGCACTCGGAACGCAATGTCTCTAGGACAGATGCCATGATGGTTTCGCCTCCCTTCTAATGTTTGGCTCTGCGTCTGAGTGCTGCGGCTCACCAGCCTCGGGAGTGGATGCCTCCGGCTCCGTCGGGGCGAGTGCTGCGGCTCGTATTCCCTCCAACAAAAGCTGAAGCCGCTCATCACTGGCGACCAGGCTTCTGAGGAGAAACTCGTCTGTGGCCGACCGGATCCCGGCCGTCGTGCCCTTATAGGCGGGGATCGGCGTCGGGCCGAACTCTTTCACCTTCAACTCCGTCATCGTCACCTCTGGCAGCCCCTTCGGGTTCCAAGAGGAACGCGTCGGCCTCATCACCGCGTCCTCCTTGACAACGTCGAACTTGTATGAAGAGCCGTACAGTCCCGCTTCGAGCCCCGGAAGGAGCGAGCGGATCTCCGGCGTATCGAACAAATCCACCTCATACGACGTGTCAGCGTTCAACGAGCGAATCGGCCCGAGAACCTGCACCCCGAACCTCGGATCGAGGCCGTGGTGGAACAGGACACGCATGTTCTGCACCGATTCCGTGATCGTCTTCTCGAACGCGCCCGGTGCGGTGCGTTCGAAGTAGTGCCCTTCGATCATGCTGTTGATTTCCGTCCATTCGCCGGGGGCTGCGAACTGGCCGTGCAGGGTCGGCATCCCCTCGCCTTCAGCTGTGCGGACACCGATCCCGGACGTGTCGACGCGGATCAGGTCTTCGTGTGGTCTATCCATACTCTTGTTCTACGGCTAACCCGGAGGCAGCATCGGCATCGCGGCCGGATCGCCTGTTCCGTTGGACGGCTGACCGGCCCCGGCGGGCTGCAACTGCACACTGAACAGGCCCGTGTGCTGCAGCCGCTTCAGATCACCGGACGTGACCGCGTCAACGACGGAGGCGGGCTCGTAGCCGGCGTCGATCAGGGACTTGGTGGCGGCGGCCTGCATCTGCTGAACCTCCGCCCTGTCCTTGATGTCTTCCTGCAACGCGGGAATGTCGCGGTCGTCGTACCACAGCTGCGCAGCCGGCGGCGTCGGAATCAGGGTTTGCAGGCTCGCGGCGGCGTTCTGCCACAACCAGCGGATCGTCCCATCCACAAACCGCCGTCTAGCCTGCCCGTAATTACTGTACGTGGCTGAGGCGAGGCCCTCTGAGAAGCCGGCGACGATCGGCGGAACCCCGGCCGCAGCGGCAATCCGTGTCTCGCCGGCGCCAATGATGGCTTTCATGTCCGAATCGGTGAAGTTCGTCCCGAGCGGTGTCGCATCGACCGCAGCCCTCAGGAAGATGCTTTTGGCGACGTTGCTGCCGCCCTCGTGCTGGCCCCGGTAGGCGGCCACGAACTCCTCGAACCGCTCCTGCGTCATGCTGGCTTTGTCGATCTGGAACAGGAAGTTATGCGAGCCGCCATGCTGCAAGAAGTCGATCTTGTGATCGCGGAACCCCGAGTCGGCCATGATCTCCCGGACAATCGGCGTCATCCACGACATCCCCCGGTAGCACGCCAACGGATCCGGCAACGGCGCGTAATGCGCCACCTGCTCACGCACGTACCCGACAGGGTCATTGCCCGACGCGATGCCGCCGGGCCAGTACGCGTACCCCTCAACCACAGCGTCCGGATCCTCTTCGCCGTAGCCGGATAGGACGATGGCGCACCAGTCGGGGCGGAGGCGTTTCAGGTAGTCGCCCTGCCTGACAATGAAACTGTTGCCGGCCAGGCTGATGTCGAGCTCCATTCGCGCCAACAGGTCGCTCGTCGTCCTGCCTGGTTCGGGCTCCTCGAGCGGCACCAGATCGGCGTTCCCGAAATACTCGCCAGGCCTCCCGGATTGCAGCCGGCGGAACTGGAACCTGGCCTGCGAAAACACCTGAAGTCTCGACAGGATGCAGGCGAACACGATCCCGTTCCCCATATACCCGGCACCGGAGTAGCCGCGGATGTCCTGCTGGATCTCCTCCAGCTTCTTGTCCGAGTACGTCGGGCCGAGCCCGAACAACGGGTAGAAGCTGTTCTGGTACTGGAAGTACTCGCCGTACTGCTGCAACGACAACGGAACACCCGAACGCACACGCTCAGGCGCCGTGAGGTCACGCACAACCCCGATCTGGTCAGGGCCGTATCTCATACGACAAGCCCCGTTTCCTTGCGTCGACGACACGCCTTTTGCCTACACGCTTCTCCGCAGAAAACAGCTTGTGGACGGTAAGTCAACAGGGATTTTCCGCACATCCAGCAAAGGTGGCACGCAATGTCGGTGCGCATCTTTCCTACCATCGGGCTACGCCTTCTCATACGAGCGCGAACCCTCCACTGGAAACCTTGGACGCTGACCACAGTGCGAACGTCGCCGCCACCAAAGGGGTGATGTCGATCGTGGAGCGTTTCCGCGCCCACGCCCACGAATCACCCAAATCCCGCGACTGGGCCCCTCTGAGCGCGGAACGGATCTCTGACGAGCCCAAGTGCACCATTTCCTGCTCGTTGACGAGGTCGACGAGGAACCCGCACGCGCGCCCGTACTCCTGCGCCGTCATCTCGACAACCTGCACGTCCATCTCCTCAAGCTCCGGGATCAGCGCGGCAGCGGGGCCGCGGCCGTCACAGACGAACTCAACCACGTCATGATCCCTGCTCAACCCTAAAAGCCTGTCTTTGAGCCAGCCGGTGCCGGGCTGATGGTCGACGATCTCCATATGCAGCTTGTCTTCGCCGTTGCGGCCGGCCACCGCGATCGCCGCCGAGGAACGGGCGGGGCTGATGTCGAACGCGAAACACACCGGGCTGACGATCTCCGACGCCGAATCGACCAGCTGATCCCACTTCTTCACGCTCACCGGGCCGTCATCACCGTCAGCACTAGGCCAGTCACCGACGCCCAGCCGTTCAACGGCGAAAGATCTAGGGTCGAGCTCGCGCATCTCAGCCGCCACATACTCCGGGCTGATCCTGATCCCCAACGCCGGGTTGGCCTGCGCCCACAACTTCTGATCAGCGGCCTGGGCCTCCTCGAGCTCGTCCGGCTTCTCCGCATCCACGCTCCACTCGAAGTACGCCAAACGCGGATCCTCACCCGCCAACGCGCGCTGCCGCACCCTCGCGAACACGTTCCCGTCGGGCATCGACTCCTGATCCACCGCCGAGCCGGTGTACCAGACCTGCGGATCCGGCTGCGCCGAAATCACAGGGAGGATCGAGCTCATCGACGCCTCGGGAATGTCCATCGCCTCATCGAAAATCACCGGCGACCCCGAGAAGCCGCGCCCACCGCGGCCCGTCCTAGTGCGGAACCGGATGCGGTTGCCGTTCTTGAACTCGATCACCTCCTTACCCACGCCACGCCAAACATGCTTCACCTTCCGCTTCGACACCGGCGTATCCTCGATCAGATCATCCAACCGGCGAAAACCCTCCAGCGACGTGTCGGAAAGGTGCGCTGAATGGATCAGCAACCGCTCGTCGAGGATCGTCGGCCCGATCAGCTCGCGAATCTCCAAAATCCCGTTCTTGCCGTTCTGCCGTGCCGCGCACACACCCACCGCAAAAGCAGCCCACTTCCCCGCCTTCCGCTTCAAAGACTGCCGTAGCACCATCAACTGCCACGGATCCAGCGTCACACCAACCTCAGCAATGAACCGGACAACCTCCGCCCAGCGCGGATGATCCCGGCCACCCGCCGGCACCACCATCACCCGCGGCCTCTGCCGACCTACCACCGACGGCTAACCCGCCTCACAGCACGGCCCGCGGTCGCACGGTTACACGCACGATGCTCCGGCCCCACATACCGCGA